CCCATTGAACGGTGAACGTGCCGCTGGTCGAACTTATATCCGCAGTAGACAACTGGTAGCAAATCAAAGGTCGGGTGGCGTCGGTCGCGGGAGTCCGATCGTAAACCACAGCTACACGCGCGGTGATCGTGCTTGCGGGCCAGGTAGCATCGGCGGCATCCAGAACATGCTTGTTAGTCCCGGCGGTGTAGGTAACGGTCTTAGACGCCAGGAGCGCCCCGTTTGCCGTATAGCCGGTTCCCACTACCTCGTTTGTGCCCGCTACCGTGTCGTCATAGTAATCGTGGGTATCCTGGTCGGGGACGTAGCCCACGACAAACAAGGCACAATAGATAGTATCGGAGTCGTAATCTATCTCCTTGTTCCACAAAGCGGTGAAGACCAGGCCATACAATTTCCCTGTGATAGACATTAGAGCTTCTCCCTTATAGCCGCCAGCTTCTTATTGGTGGCCTCCAGTTTCTTGGCGGCGTTATGCCTCTCCTCTTTCATCGAGGCCATTATCTCCCTATGCTCCTCACGCCTCTGGGCCAATCTCCGGGACATCGCCGCCAGTTCGTTCTCACTATCACTTCGGACCTTGGGCAGCCGCTCCGTAAGTTGCTTTATCTCCCCAGCCAGCTTGTCTAACCTTTCTTCCGACTCCCGGGCCCTCTTACCTAAACTAACCCTGGCATCACTCTCTTCTCTCTCAACAGCCTCACGAACCTCTCCTAACCGCTTACTGAGGTTGATTTCCTCTTTCTTCATGCGGTTCATCCGGTCCTCAGCCTGGGAAGCCGTAATTAAGACGCCCTCAGCCAGTTTAAGACACTGAATCCAAGCTCCGATTCGAGAGGCGTCACTGGCAGCTTGAACAAAACTCATCTCTTCTTTTGCCATTTCTACGCCTCCTGTCTGGTAATTTTCATGTAAACGTCCACATCCACACCTGTACCCGCACCGATATTGGGCCGTATAGCCAAGGGGTTCTCGATGATCTGCTTTATGCCCGCCGCCGTAAGCTGAATGGCGGAATTGGAAGGATCAGTCAACGCCGCATATAATTGGGTCTCGTTTGAGGGTATATTCGTTCCCTCAGCATCACACCGACCGCTGGTGCCGAAGTTTCCGACAACCTGAAAACTTACATCGGATTTACGCTTGATGTAGTAAAGGGCGCCATCGGCATTGGTCTCGGTCAAAGTCTCCCACTTTATTACCTTTACGGCAGGCGTGTCGTAGACAACTGAATACGCTATCGTCGCCATTTATACCTCCTACAAGACGAAGCCAAACTTCTGAAGGATAGCCTCGATCTCACCTATTCGGGTTCGGCTATCGTTGATGCAGGTAATCGCCGTATTCCGGTTGGCCGCGGTATCCCAACCACCGGCAGCCTGCCCGGTTCCACCCGCAGGCGCCGCAGTCGGTTCAGCCGTCAACGCGGCTTCCTCACCCTCCACGATACCTGCTGCCATTTTCCGTATCAGGTCTTTATCAGCTACTGCCATTTTCTTTTCTCCTTATCGGCTAAGGAAGGGTCTGGTGAAGGAGGTGAGGGAAAGACAGACCCTTCCCCGCCGGTTTAGTCTGCTATTCCTTGATGTAGGCGATAAAGCCTTTCAAGGTCGCCGCCGCCGGTATGGTGTCGCCCAACACCTTAGCCTGGATAGTAACTCCGTCCCTGCTGTCGAACAGGATGGTAGGGTCGGCAGTTAGGCCAGCGGTGCCGGTTCCCATGATGCGGTTTGCGAGAGCTGAGACATCTCCGCCATCATCGAGTTTATCGATGGAAGCAGCTACTGCCGTTCCGTCCTGCTTGGTGTGGGCCAGGTAGCCCACATCCAATGTTCTGCTCGCACCAAAGGCCGAACAGTTATAGTGGCACATGGTCTTTATCAGCCTGAGATTGCCGCCGGGAAGAGTTACCAGGTTCATAAGTGAGTTGGCATCCCCCGCAGCCGCACCCTGAACAAAGCTGAAATACATGAACCTCACCTTCTCGGCATCGTATGGCTTTGCCATTACAACCGGCACTGCCACTCGATTTACTTCTTGCGCGCTATTTTCGGTCGTTACAGCCATTTCATTCCTCCTTGGCATTAGGGGGCCCAGCGGCCCCCATAGCCGTTAGCTATCCCTATACGCTCTCGTCTATGATAACTTCTACAACAGCTTCGTCCTCGACCCGCACACCGGCGAAGCTACCGCTGGAGAACACCTGGATCGCCATAGACTTGTCCCTTCGAGGGCCAATGTCCACAAACAGGGCCTCCGCCTCATACATACCCATGGCCAACCGCTGCCACGCATAGCACTTTCGGTCGTTGCTGCTCTTGGAAAGGCGGGTTGACCAGATGAACTTGAAGCCCATGAAGAAGTCTATCTTACCCTGCACCAACGCCTGAACGTCGTTGAAGTCCCGACTGCCAATTTCTGTGGTCGAAAGAAGCTGCTGCTTCCCTTTAGGGGAGGCAACAAACACCCGGTCCTCCTCAAACACGTCCTTATCATCCAACAGGAACGCAGCCTGTCGGAGTTTACCGACGGTAAGCCCCTCGGCAGCACCACCCGAAGGGAAGTCAGCCGCTATCTTCTGGCCGGAAGGCAGAGTCTGGGAACCAGAGCCGGTTTCGCCTGTCTTCGCAGTGCCCCCCATGGCGGTTATGAACTCATCATCATATGCCCGGCCGATAGCCATTGCTTGAGACAGGGCATACACATTTTCCGGGTCAATGAGTATCCGGTAGTCATCCTGCTTATCCAGCAGATCCGAAATCTCGTAATCCGCCAGAACGGCCATCCGCCTGGAATGCGGGGTATCGACCCGAGGAGTATCAGAGTGGCGTATGGTTTTCTTCACCGCAGCTACCGCACCGGCCCGGTCAAAGAATATCGATTTACCCTTACCTGATTTCTCCTGGGAAAAACCCCGGAGTTTGGAACCCCGCTGTTGGGCCAGGATGGTTACCATGTCCTGATATTGCTGCACAAACGCGACATCGATTGTAACAGACATTTCTATCCTCCGTGAAATAACTCAACTTCCGTTCAATGGAGGGTAGTCTGTATCCCATAACAGGCCCGTCCTAACCTTAACGTGGCTTAACCGGCTGGACTTTCCCAACAGTCTTCCGGGTCCCTTTCGGGGTAATCCGGGATTATGTCAGCACCTATTACTCTGGAGCAACTTGCCCAGGATAGGCGACCTTATACAATTTCCGCACTTCTTCGGATACCTGCACATGAGCCGGGTTCTGCTTATTCCAATATGGCCCTTTGCGGTCAGCAAGGTATTCCGTAATCTTTGTCTTGGCATCCTCAAGCCCAGGCACACCGGAAACTTCACTTTCAATCAAACCGTCCTCAGCCAGAGCTTTACCTTGTTTGGCATATGCCCTAACGAAAATCGGGTTGTTCGCTAGGCCGGTAGATTCCAGCAAGCCTTTAAGTTCTTCGCCCCCCACCCAAACGACTGCCCTTTGTGCTAGGGCTATATTCCGGTCGAAGTTGGCACCCCATTCACCTTTAAGCTCATCCACGGACTCCGCAAGATGTTCCTGGCCAACACCCCATTGACGGCGTATTTCCTCACCATGCCATTGCATAAGCGTCTCGACCTGGCCGTTACTCAACCCGGCCTTATGCGCCCGAGCCAAAAAGCTCTTCTCCATCGTTTCGTCCCAGGGAATCCCGTCAGGTATATCCGGCTTGGTGAACTTGTATTCCTCGGCTGTTTTTGGGCGGCCCAACTTATCATAAATGCCGTCCAACTGGCCCTCTCCCGGTTCCTTACCCTCTTCCGGCAGTTGGATGGCATTGCCCACCATCTTCTTCGTTTCCACAAAGCTTTTACCGAGGCCGGCCACGTCCTTGAACGACTCCAGGCTTTTCTCCTTGCGAAGCTCCTCTGGCAGTAATTCCCGCCAGTCAGCCGGCATGGTTTTTTTGCCATGATTCTCCACCAGCGCCCGGCTCATCACTTCCACGCTGTCCATACCTTTAAGAGCCTCATGCTCCCTGATGTCTTCGGGTATCTGCTCAATCAACTCTTCTGACATTTAGTCTTCCTCCTCTAAGTTGTTGTCCTTTTGGTCGTCTCTGAGACCAGGAATCGCCTCGGGGTCTTCGTGGTACTGAATAAATCTCTTTATCTCAGCAACCACATTTCTCCCGCCCTCGTTAAAAGCCGTTTGATGCGTGTCTTTATCGAAAGACAACACATCAAGATAGGTCTCGGTTAAATCATCCAAGACACGCTTCCCATACTCGGTCGTCATAAACGTCAAGTAATAAGCCTCATACAGCAATCGCTTTTCGTTTAATTTCTGATCGTCCATTAAGCCGCCTCACTTCCGGCTGGGGGCTGGCCCTCTTGGGCCCCTTGCAGGGCTTTGACCATAGGAGCCGCCTTCCCCATGTTCTCAGCCATCGAATCCATTTCGGTCTGTTGCTCCATGGCCTCAGTCCGAGCCTTTTGACGAGCAGCAACTTGGTCGGGAGTACGTAATAACTTCGCCCTGAGCCCGGTAACGTCTGCTATCTGGCGTAGAACTTCCTCTCCATTCACGGTATCGGCAAAAATCTGAGCAAAGGACTCGTCTGCCTGAAGCAGCGGAAGGGTATGCCCGTAAAACCTGTTAATATCGTCAAGCTCGCTAGCCCTCTGCACCCGAGACAGCGGCCCCTCGAACCTAATTTCCATTGAGGAGTCTTCGCCTGTCAGGATCCCTGGAGCCGGGAGTAATGCACCTGCCCGAGCCATTACGCTGAACGCTCGACTGATAAGGGGGGATAGCAACTCGCTTTCCAATCTGCCCAAGGTAGGACCTAATATCCGCTGCATAAGTTCGAACCTGATAGCCGCCTCGGTAGCCGATATGGGCGTCCCCTGCTTGGGCGGAAATTGTAGTTGGTCGGAGAAGAAGATGGCCCTGATGGAGTTCCTTATCTGCTCTTCCTGGAAGTTGGTAACGTCAAAATTGGTGCCCAGGTCTATCGGTTTGATGGCATCCGGCCCCCTGGTCGTATTTATCGATGCCGATGTAAGCTTGACTCGGCCAACCACGCTTCGGTCTCTGACCTCCAAAGGCGGTCGCAGGGCCAGACCCCAGGCAATGAAGCGTTCTTGAACTGCCTTATTCAGAGTCCGAATATCAGGCAGAGCCGTCATGCCAGGACCGCGGCCATAAACCTCACCAGAGGTCTTTGTCCACCGGGGAACCATAAACGGGAACTCATCAAAACCGCCTTCCTGAAGAAGGGTTTTTGTCTCCGGCTCGAAATAAACCGAGGCCCAAGGTTTGTGGGTGGCCAGGGTATCCAACCCAACTTCCTCTGCGTTAATGCCCGGGCGGGCGTAGACGGCTTGCAAGAATGTGGCGCGCTCAAAGGGGTTTTTCTCTGCCTTATTCCGTAACTTCTCGCTGAGTTTAGTGTCCCAAAGCTCCTTGGCGACCTTGAGGGGGAGATCCAACTCGCGGATAACAAAATTGACGGAACCCCGACTGTCCTCGCTAATGACATAACTGCCGATAGGGAATGTCTTAAACCGGAACCCTCCAAAGATGTCGGGCGGTATGGGCGGCATTTCGTCCAAGTACAGCGCCGCAGTGCCAAATGCGCCCAGATCGATATAAACTTCCTGCATCTCAGCGCCGAAATTGCTGTTGTTCAGAGCTTTATAAATTCGGTCGGTGGTATCGTCGAGCCATTCGGCAACTGCCTGAAGCTCGTTCAACTCCTCGTCGGCCATGGCCAGTTTAAACCAGCGAACCGCGGCTGAGGTTAAGGAACCTTGCATACCGCTTGCAAGCAGTTCATTGGCCCTGATTGGAGTCGAGTCATAGACTTTCGCCGTCCTCTTGGAGCCTGGCCGTATCTTGGTGGTGATGTCGTTCTTCCGATTCAAGATATAGTCGGCCAGTTCTTGCCAGAGGGTGCGCCATTGGCTCGCATCCGTGTTGAGCCACTTCCAATAACCTGCTAAGTCTTCGACGTTGGCTGCCACTTAACCCCCTAACAACGACCTGAGCGTGGTCTGCCCGGTAGTTAATGGAGCCCCAAGGGGGCCGGTCAAGATATTGGCCTGCCTACCTCTCCTACGCCTGGCCCTTGCTCTTTCCTCGGCTGCCGCCTTTGCCGTGGCGGCTTTTTCTGCGCCCGAACCCGGTGCAGAGGCCGATGGTACAAAAACCTTTTGCGGCGAGGATGAGCCGAATAAAAAACCCATCTACCTTCTCCTT